ATCCCTACAGAGCATGAACTTTATGAGACAGTTTGAAGCTAAAGCATTAGGTATGGATGCTCCAAAAGATGTAGATTTACCTAATGAATCTTTATTATTAGCTAAAAATTTACTTAATCCATTAGAGCAGATAGAGTTAGCTGCAATAGTAGGTAGAGAGTTTAATGAAGCACAACGTAAGATATTTGACGTTTTTGATGACTACTTTGCTGTTACTTTAGGAGATGATAGTAAGGCAGGTGGGTTTATAAGGAAACTTGCTTTTGCATCTAAATGGGCTAACATAGGCAACAGAGCGCAAGATAGGGCGATTAAATCTGCTGGTTTTATGACAGAACTAGATAATCAGGTTAAAGGTGCTATTCGTAGAGGAGAGATAACTGATCCAGAAGTTAAAGGTGCTGTAGATTTAATAAGACAAAATAAATTAAATTTAGTAAATGATGAGATGGTATCTAAATCATTAGAGTTTGCATATAAACTAACTTATCAATCGCGTGATGCTGGTGATGATTTACTTCTTGTTGGTGGTATCGTAAATAATACGCAAAGATTTCTTAATCAATTTACAATAGCTAAGTTTGGTATACCTTTTCCTAACTTCCTTATAAATGCCTTTGTATACACTTTAAATAGAGGTGTAGGTTTTGGTATGTTAAAATCATTAGTTAAAGGAGGTCAGGTATTAAAACAAAGTACAAAAAAATCTGTAGAAGCAGCTAAAGAAGAAAGAGCTAGAATAACTGATCTTACAAAAAAAATAGATGCTAGAAAAAAATCTGGTGTTAGAACAGATAATCAAAAATACAGTTTAAATCAATTAGAGACAGAATTAAAGAACTTGCAAGCAGCAGCAGGTAAGCGATTAAAAAATGTAGAACAATTTAGAAAAGGTATCGTTGAAAGTGCCGAAGGTATTGCTTTATTAGGTGTAGGATATGGTATAAGAGAAACAATGGGTGGGCCAAGATATAATGAAGTAAAAATCCAAGTACCTGTAGCTGGTGAGAACACTTTTAATTTTGGTCCGTTATTTCCTTTGCTTCCGTTTTTATTTTTAGGTGAAGCACTTAGAAAAATTTTAAACGATGAACCTTTTGATGCAAAATTTATAGCAGAGGGAGCAGAAGCTTTAGCTGGTCTTCAAACAGATAGGATGGGTCCACTAGCTAAAACTTTTTCAGGAATTAAATACTTTCTTGAAAATTTTGATTCTGAAGATCCACTAGCTGCTAAAAGAACAGGTGAAGCTATTGGAGGTGGAATTGGATATGTACTTAAAGGACTTAGAAATCCTGCTTTAGCTTTTAATGATGCTATTGCACAACTAGGTCCAAAAGAATTTAGACAAACTTTTGAAAAAGGTTTCCAAGAAATTATAACTGAAGAGGGAGAGACATATTCAGCAGAACTGGTAAGAGGTATATTAAATGAATTTGTAAGACAAATGGTTAGAGGAACAACTCTTCAAGGTGCAGTTTTTGGAGAGAGGTCTACAGAGCGTCCTACTCAATCTGTAACTGGATTACAACAAGATCCAAAATTTGCTCCCCTTTTAAAACAATTTCCTCCTGGTGCTGCCCCATTAATGCCTAGAGATAATGTAGGAGAGGAATTAGCCAGAGTAGGTATAGATGCTTATAAACTAGCAGATAGATCAGAAGTGCCTGAATATACTTTTGAGTTTAAAAAGAGGCTAGGTGAGTTAGCTGAAAAAAATTTAAAACCTTTTATTCAAACGGAAGAGTATAAAGCGTTACCAATAGAAGAACAAAAATTAAGATTAGAGGCTGCTTACAAAGGACAAGACTCTGGTTTATCACCTGAACAAAAAAAAGCTTATAGAGGTTTAGGTTATAAGTTTCCTAGTTTAAGAAAAGCAGTTAGAGAACAAATAAAAGTTGACTTACCTTACTTGTATAGACTGCACAACTTTAGAAAAAATAATCGTAAAGCAGATGTTAGAGAATTATATAGGCAAGAAGCAGAGGCAGGTAGACCTATACCACAGATAAAGTACTACGGAGAAGAGACTACAGATAGAGGTATTAATTATGCAGCAGAAAAGCAAAATGAAGCTTTAGATGCATATCAAGCTAAAATAAATGAGAATAGAAAGAGAAGGGCTATGCTTCCAATCGATATACGAGGTGAAGCTATAGGTCAAAGAGAAGGTGGTTACATAGGCCAGATGAGGGCATTAGGATTTTAAGGAGATAGACATGGGTGGATTCCCAATGGAGATATTTACACTCTTAGCATCAACCGTATTAGGTGGTGTAATGAGTATATGGGGGCAGAGTATTAAATCTGCTCAAGAACGTAACAAGATGTATATTACTGCATTAACAGCAGAGGACAAGATCAATACGTCTGTAAGAGAATATGGATTAAAAGACACACACTTTGCTTGGACTAGAAGAATCATAGCACTGTCTGCTGTATTTGCAATTATCGTGCTACCAAAGGTAGTTCCTTTGATTTATCCTGATACTCCTTGGCTGGTAACTGTAGGTTACTCAGAACTACAAGGAGGTTTCTCTAACTGGTTATTCGGGCCTGATAAGGCTATGATGTGGAAATCATTTAATGGTTTCGTAATAACGCCACTTGATACAAACTTAGTCGCTGCAATCACTGGCTTGTATTTCGGTGCAGGTTTCACCAAAAGATAAAGGGGGAAATTAATCCCCCTTCACTTATTTATTATGAGATTCTTTAACGGTTTTATTTAACAGTCGCATAGCGTCTGCTATTTCTTTATCTTCATCAGTTCCTAACCAACCTAGTCTGTCTAGTACTGACTGAGGTAACAGACCAAAGAAAGCGCAACCCTTTGCATCTTCCATAGTTCCGTATGCATAGACCTTACCTGTTTTCTGGTCTACCCAATTACCATCTTCTGTATAGCTGCACTTACCACTAAGCACACCTAGAAATTTATTGGTATCAGCAACGGCAACTCCACCGATTGCAAGTACTATTATAATACCACTAGCTATTAGTAAATTCTTAATCATTTGTCTCTCCAATCTTCGACAATATAATCAAACAAAATAAATACTTCTTTATTACCTGACTCAGTAATCTTTACGTGATCACCTGGACTAGAATACTTTCTAGCATATCTTTTAGCATCACGCAAGAGGCCAAAACTATTACTTGACTTAGCCCCATCTTCTTTACTTATTACTGTTTTGAAGTTCATCTCCTTTCCCTTCTATAGTTCTAGATGTATTCTAAATAAACTTGTTGCAATCATGGCTAGTGAGAAGGTGTTAATAACAATTAACGATCTGTCATTCCATAACATACCAACAATTAGCCAACCTCCTATACCTATGAAGTGAAAATATAAATTCAATGGGTAGATGTTATTAGACGTTAATAGCATTCCTATCATCAGTATTATACTTGCTAACCACTTTATATACCAATCCATAGTATGTAGTGGTGTTTTCGTAACAATCTTCACTCCAACGTGATCTTTATCCATTTTTTGACTACTTTTTAAAAAATCGGCTTCGGAGGATGCGCGAGAAAGGGGTCTAACGATAGTCTTTGGTAGGTATAGTCCAAATTTTACCTAATCGCGCTGTATGAGCGTTTAAAGTGGCTTACGCATGATTTCGGGGTTTTGAACCCCAAATATACGCAATAAATACTCATATGCTGCATTAACATTAAAGAATTTACGAAATCCATCGTATGCAGGGTCACTATTCACTTTATTATTAGTTTTACCATCTATTTTCTCTCCGATAGTTCCCGAATCTACTACGCACATCTTATGTTCTAGACTTGGATATAGAACAAGAGCAGTCCAAGTGCCTGTAGTTTCGTTCATATAGATAGTAGTAACGTGTCCTCTCAATGAGAGTCCTCTGAACGAGAGAAGTTCGCCATGAGTTTTCTCCAAATAAGCGACAGCCTCTTCCATACTCCTACAGTTTGTTCCTGGATTTGTTTGTGCTTTTGATTCGGAAACATTAAACGCAAATAAACATACAGCAAGTAATCCTCCCATTAGTTTAGCTTTCATCGTTATCTCCTATACGATTAAGTTGTTCGTAGTAAGCAAGGTTGTAGCCTCGCAGCCACTCCCTATACCTATCTGATGTAACAGGGAAGGGATTATTTTTATTACGTCTAAACCCTACCCTGCCTTGGTGGACGATATCCCTCATTGGATAAGGATATCTTCTGCGTCTTTTAAACGCCACATACCCCTCCTGAATTGGTAATTTCACAGATATCATGTGTCTCAACGTGTTCTTCAAATTCTGTTCCTAACTTATCTATTGCTTCACTATATGGAACAACAGAAAGAGGTTGCCCACCCCTACATCCATCTGGATATGCAGTGAACCCTCTTAATCTATGTGCATAAGATGCTAAAGTTCTAGTGAAGTCATCAACTGTATCTTCATTATTAAACTTAGATCCCCATGCTGGTAAGTTAATAGTTGAACTAATACTCATGTCTACATAGTCTTGAACATCAGCTTGGAACTTAATCCTTCTTTCATAGTCATCTGCTAGATCTAATGCAGACTCTATCTTCTCAGGATCAGCACCATACATATCTATTAACTCTTGTGCAGCAGAATCTATAACATACTGATACTTCCAGCGAGTACCACCACGTAAATACCTACGCTTGTATGCCACTGCAAATATTGGCTCTATCCCACTGGAGCTACCAGCGAGTATAGAAATACTACCAGTAGGAGCGATAGCCCTGTTCGCAACTGGTTGGGATATAGATAGCTCACTAGAAAATTTCTTACTTGTGTCGTCACTAACCCCTTGATATATCGATAACCATCTATGTAATGTTGGGGTAACTTCATACTTCTCTCCACGTTTTACCAGCCATTCATGCATACCCATTAGTCCTAGACCTAATCGTCTATTCTTCTCTCTAGTTTGATATACTTGATCATAAGGCAACTCTGCTCTCAATGTACCACAGATTAGAAACTTAGTTCCTAATTCTACAATTCTTGCAAGCTCAGTTATAGAATCAATACGCCCAAGATTGATACTCCCCAAATTGCAAACATCACTATCGTCAGCACTGCATACTTCAGTGCAAGCATTTCGTAGTGTTTCATCTTCATTCTCCATAAAATTAAAGCTGAAACCAGGCTCTGCTGATCGAAGTGCTTGCTTTACATTACTCTTAAATACCTCACCAACATCTCCTGTCTTCCAGTAGTTTAATAACCATTCGGTGTCATAGTTTACGCTGATGTTAGTCATATCTAGAGGGGCGCGGAAGTTAAAATCCTGTTCCTTAATCTGCTTCAGAGTAAATCCAGTATCACCTACAGGTATCTTATCCCAATCTTTTGCTGTAAGAAAGCTGGGAATATCATTGTGCTTCCAATGTAACGAAGCATACATGGCAGATCTACGTGATCCACCCTGCATTACGTTAGCACCTATACTATTAATCATTTGCATCTTTGGAATCGGTCCAGAGGATAGACCACCTGATCCTCCTAAAGTTCTACCTGACTCTCTATACACAGAGTAGTCTACTCCTATACCTCCTCCTGTCATCAAACATGATTCAGACTTCCAACTAAGGTTAGCCCAATCTTCTCTTGTGTCTTCTTCTGCCTTTAACAAGAAACAGTTGTTATAAAATCTTCTCTCTCTACCTGCATAGTAAAGATACCTACCACCTGGCACAAACTTTAGGTCTTTAATATATCTCTGTAGTTCTCTACGTTCTTCCTTCTTCATTAAAGGTTCTTCATCAGAACGTAAATTACCACATACATCTTCGACTAACACTCTAGCCAACTGCTCCCAACTATCACAACCTGTATGAGCATACTTTAAATTAAATATATCTTCTGAAAACTTTGAACGAAACATTGGGTTCATGTTGGATTTAAATGTCATCTATTATAACCTTTATTCTAGTAATATCTATACCGTCAATACAATCTTTTATTGCATTAGAGATTAAGTCTTTTAACTCAGACTCTAATCCTGTTACTCCATCAGCAGGTAAGAATGAAGCATCCTTATCTACATCAGCAGTTATTCTAACAAATACTATCACTGGAAGTATCTCCATATTTTTCATACTCCTCAAGAGTAACTTCTTTTACAAGTCTTTCAAGATACCATTGAGCTTTCTTCAGATCTTTTATTGGTTCTCCTTTATAGTCAAACCTCCAAAGATATTTCATTACGTTACCTTGTAGATAATATCTAAAATATTTACCTGTTGCTGCCTCGATTGCATCAATACATTCTATGTTGTCTTGATTATAATGAGGTGGATGATTTACCATATCGACTGCCATTAGTGTATCCTCTTTGAAAAGTTTGCATATATTATATTACCGTCTATGTTTTTTACTTTCTCTATTGGTTTTAATTCTACTTTACCATCACCAGTAGATTGAGCGACTGCATTCTGTATAGTGGCTTCAAGCATCATAGTAATACTGTCACCAATCTCTAGCAACATCTCATGGGCAGGACCACCTGCTAACTCATCAGATGTAAAGTCTCCTACGTATAAACTAATAGTTCTTGTGTCTTCATCGTAATTACAGAAGATAGAGAATGTATTATCTGGCACTGTAACTTGATGTATTACTTTTTGTTTTTTGTCATCGAACATATTAAAATCTCCATTAGATCTTCTGCATAAAGTAATGCCATAGGACTCCTATTTCC